GTATGCTTGTTTTTTGTCAGTAGGAAAAGATATATATATTAATGAAACTCTTCCAGTACCTACTGGAAGTAATGTGAGTTTCAGATTGGAGAATTAAATGTTGAAGCGACTATTAATAATGATGACCTTCGCAGCGTGCATGGCATTTCAGCCTGTGCTAGCTGATACGGAGGCACCTGTAAAGAAAATTACAGAAATGCTTTACCCAACAGTAATGATAGATTTGGGGGCTGGAGCTGGCTCTGGTACAGTTATTTTTAGTAATAAAAGAACCCATGAATCATGGAAAGATGAAGGTGTATGGACTCTTGTCATAACCAACCATCATGTAATTGATCGGGCTATTTCCATCAGTGAGGAATTTGATCCTAAACAGGGCAAATCAGTAAAAATGGAAACTCGTAGACCTGTTCATGTTCGTTTATGGGACTATAATGATTACAGCACTGCTGTAGGAACTACAGGCCGTGTAGCACGTATTGTTGCATGGGATAAGCAACGTGATCTTGCTTTACTACGGTTGGATGATAAAGAACGTGTAATTGAGCATGTTGCCCATCTTTGGAAAGAACATGTTGGTGGGCCATATCTATTTCAGACTGTGTGGGCAATAGGTAGTGGTATGAGTAATCCCCCATATCCAACTCAAGGTCTATTGAGTGGTATCAGTGGTAAAGATCAGGCTGGTCGAGCATTATATCTGTCAAGTTCACCTATTATTTTTGGTAATAGTGGTGGATCACTTTGGGCATATAGTAAGAAACGAGATCGGCATGAATTGATTGGTATACCCTCAATGGCTGGAGCTTATGGTTGGGGAACGATTGTGCCTCATATCGCATGGTCAAGACCCATTTCTGAAATTCGTTCATTTCTGAGGGCTAATGATTTTGGGTTTGTTGTTGGAGACAAGGATAAGCCGAAACCTAAGAAAAAAGAGCCTAAAGATAAAAAAGAGAGTTGACAAAGCCTCCCCAATATGGTATAAATATAGTACAGTTCGTTGATGCGGATTGAAAGACGTACAGGACGAGGGTGCGATTCCCTCCGCCTCCACCAAAAGGAGATTAGTGTGGAAAAAGAACTAGAGGGCCAAGATAATGAAGACCCCCTTAGTCCAAGAGGTAAGTAAGTGGATGCTAAGGGCTTATATGGTATGGTCTATTTGTGCAGACGTATTTCTTCTTGGCGGTGTAGTTTATCTAATCTTTTTTTGATGGGGGCGAATTAGGTTCGACTGGCGTGTAATAGAGATGTGGAGAATTGTCGGATGACTCCGTTATTGGTCAAATTAGTAAATGCAAACGATAACTTTGCAATTGAGGATTTCGCACTAGCTGCGTAATCAGATCGGGGTTCGGGGGCACCTGGCAACAGAAGCCCCCATTTCACACTAACGCACTAAGGCGAGAGTGATCTTATCCCCAAGAACGAATTGTTACACATATCGTATCGGAAGGGTTACACATAGAAAGGATATTGTGTGGATTTAGAGGCCTCTTTGAGAAACCATTTATCATCTTTGGCCTAGATGGCATAACGTGTGATGACGTAATACATCCGTGTGAGGTCATGGTCAACCTCACAACTTATATAAGGAACACTATGACACTAAACACCCCCAAAACATTTACACTAAACATCGAAAACATCGTTAAAGAAAAAAATCTAACACATATGGAAGCAGTTTTATGGTATTGCGAAAAAGAAGGTCTAGAACCTGACGGTTTAGGTTCCCTTATTTCTAAGGGACTTAAAGAAAAGATTGAAGCAAATGCTAGAGAACTTAACTTCCTACCAAGACAAGCGCAACTACCAATTTAGGAGACAACATGTTCGCATTTTTTTTAATTTTCCCAATCTTATTTTTTTCTACTAATAAAGAATTTTTTGATAAGGTTGCGGAAGACACAGCAAAGGGTGCTAAATGGCATCATGTAGGGCCACAGGCTCTTGATCCAACAGCAAAATCTCTTCCTCTTCAATGTATGACACATGAGGTAGATGAAGAGTCAGTCCCTTGTGGTGAACCATATATCATTTACAAATTGAAGATGCCGAAAGATGGAACCAATTGATGTATACCTGATGTATTGTGCTATGAAAGCACATTTCGGAGCAGGAAAATACGACTACATTAAATATGATGGTCAGACAAAGGTTTCCAGAGATTCTTTCTGGAAACGTAAGGATAGATATTTCTTTACTAAAATTGCTAAGAAACATGAGAATCCAAAAGACTACTTTATAGCAAATTTCATAAAAGATAGAAGTGGTTACATTGCTAATTTCAGCGATGAAAATTATGAATCGTGGAAGCTAAAAAGGCAGGGCTTCTTTGATATGTTTGCTGTAGAAATGCATCCCTTCATAAATAATTTTGATCCTTTATTTGAAATTAAAGATCACAACCATCCTTTACTGTTGAAAGAATATCTTGGGAAAAGAATATCTCTAGAGACGATGATCATTTTGGATGTGTTGGTTGAATATACTATTATGTGGGATGAAAAATTAAAAGATGATGTTATTTGGCCTGATATAAAAAAATTAATGAATGATTACAAAAGGTTCTTGACAATTGATGTAAACAAGTATAAAATGAAGCTATTAAATCTTATAGAGGAGTCTAATTAATGTCTGATGCGAATGTTGAACAACTTACTAAAGAACTGAAGGATTTGCAGTTCACCCTTGCTGAAATGACTATTGAGAATGAACAGTTGAAAGCTAGGGTTAAGAAGCTTGCAACCCGGCAACCACAGTGGCCAAAGGGATATCGTCCATACAATAAAAAACATGGCGATCACCAGCAACATGGCAATTGGAAAAATAGGCCTAATGATCGTCACTCTAATTGATCATATGGGCAGTGACCTGTCGGTTGTTAATGCTGCCCGTGTGTCTTTTGCAAAGATTCATGAATCATTTGATGAAGATAAAGATACGAAACTTATCAATTATCTTGCTAAACATGACCATTGGAGTCCTTTTGGGCATGGTAGTTTACAATTTCATATCCAAGCCCCAGTGTTCGTTGCTCGTCAACTGGTTAAACATCAAGTCGGATTGGTGTGGAATGAAGTATCTCGTAGGTATGTAGATAGTGATCCAGAATTTTATATACCAGAAATATGGAGAGGTGCTCCTGAGAACAAGAAACAGGGGTCTTCTGATATAGCAATTGATATAGACCCTAATGATTTTATGCAAATGATGGCTAGTGCAAAATGGATGTATAAACATCTTTTAGAGTTGGGTGTTTGTCCAGAACAAGCACGTATGGTTCTGCCTCAAGCAATGATGACAGAATGGTATTGGAGTGGTACATTGTATGCATTTGCTCGTGTATGTAACCTACGATGCAAAGATGATGCACAATTTGAAACCCAAATGGTTGCAAAACAGATTAATAAATTCGCTGGGGAACGCTTCCCTGTAAGTTGGAAGGCTTTACGTAATGGCTGATATTGGACACAATTATTCAAATGAGTGGAATCAAACCACAGTTGAGAAAATTATAATGTTGATGGAAGAGATAGCAATTCTTGAAAGTCGATATAAAGAACATGACACAGGCCATTTACATACGGCGGTGGATGTACTAAAGAATAGAGTAGTAGAGTTGAAAGGTAAAATTCATGGTTAAAACATTTATGCTTTTATTGGCATTTACAATAACAGGGCCAGATGGAGAAATACGTGATGAAACAGTTCATGTGTTATCAAGACATTTTGATACACAGACGGAATGTAAGGAATTTATTCATTCTTGGAGTGGTATCATTAAGGACAGAGGACTATCCACAGTAGAAGGTATGCTTGCAGAAGGATGGACAGTATCTTTAGATGAAATTGGTTGTAGACGAAACCCTGCTGAACTAAAGGAAGCAGTGATAACAATTGCTGCAGATACAGGTGGGGAAGAGGAAGAAGAGTAGTGTTAGATGCTTCTGTTAGAATGGACAATTTTGATCCTGTTATGGTAGTGCCACCCTTTGTTTCCAATACTGCTATAATAATAGGCAATGGTGAATCCAGAGCATGGTATACACCAAGCTGTGGTGATGGTATCAATTATAGAACATGGGGATGCAATGCACTCTACCGTGACGGTGAGGTAGATAATCTAGTTGCTACCGATTATAATATGGAACAGGAAGTATATGCATCTGGTTATGCTAAAAAAAATACTTGTTGGTTCACTGATTGGAATATTTTGCCAGGAAATATTGCAGATACTTTTCTTATGGGGTATGATATTCCAGAAGAATTTGTTTTTCAGAATTCCCAAATCGGCCGTGAGAGTTGCGTCATCCAAGGAAAAGACCCCAATACCGTACAGGAAAAAATAGGTGAAGCCTTGAAGGCAAATCCAGGCTTGGATTCTGATGATCTAAAATTAAAAATGGAAAAAGACATAGGTGTTTGGATCACATGGGTAGATGAGGAAGACAGTGTTATAAATTTTGACTTTCCTAGAGGTTGGTCTACTGGTAATTCTGCAATGCATCTTGCTTGTCAGAATGGAGCAAAAGAAGTTTATATTTTAGGGTTTGACCTTAGTGAATATGACCAACCATTAAACAACATATACAAGGGTACAGAAAATTATTTACCTTCTACAGCGAAAGGTTTTAATCCAGTAAATTGGCTAGACCAAATGAAAATGACCTTTCTGGAATTTAAGGATGCCCGTTTCTATTGGGTAGAGGCTCAGTTAAAAGAAAAAATCCATTATCCTAATTTGGAGTACATTGGTACAAAACAATTTATTGATGAACTGGATTTAGATAATCCCTATATATAATAGAATAAGTGACTTGACTTATTCACTAAAACAGTATATATTAATACTATAAACATACGTAAACATAAGGAGACATATCATGTCATTAAATACGTTAAAAAAGCAGTCCTCTTTGGACAAACTCCTCGGCGCCGCCGAGGCAGAAACTAAACCTCAAGAAAAAAAATCATACGTTGATGAACGTCTGTGGAAGCCTGAACTGGATAAAACTGGTAATGGTTATGCAGTCATTCGTTTTCTTCCGGCAGTAGATGGTGAGGATTTGCCCTGGGCAAAGGTCTGGAACCATGCGTTTCAAGGCCCTACTGGTCAGTGGTATATTGAGAATTCTCTTACAACGCTCAATCAGAAAGACCCTGTTTCAGAAATGAATTCTGCTTATTGGAATTCTGGATTGGAGTCTGATAAAGAAATTGCTCGGAAACAGAAAAGGAAGTTGCAGTATTTCTCAAACATTTATGTTGTGACAGATACAAAACATCCTGAGAACGAGGGTAATGTTTTCTTGTTTCGTTTCGGTAAGAAAATTTTCGATAAAATTATGGAGGCAATGCAGCCTGCATTTGAGGATGAAACTCCTGTAAATCCCTTCGATTTTTGGAAGGGTGCAAACTTCAAATTGAAGATTCGTAAGGTCGATGGCTTCTGGAACTATGATGCTTCGACATTTGAAGCATCGACAGCATTATTCGATAATGACGATGCACTTGAAGAGGTGTGGAAGAAACAGTATTCTCTTAAAGAGTTTACTGCTCCTACAAATTTTAAATCCTATGATGAGTTGAAGACTCGTCTGGATACTGTTCTTGCTGGTACAACTGTAGTAGGTAATGTAACTACTGCATTTGATGAACCAGTTGAGACTGTTACTGTAGATACAAAAGAGGAGCCTGCTCCTTCTGTTACGGTGACAGATGAAGAGGATAAGGATACCTTGTCCTATTTTGAAAAGCTTGCTGAAAAGGAGTAATTATGAACAAGTTTTTGACTGTTGCTTTTGCAACAACCCTATTGGCCTCGACTGCAATGGCAGAAGATAGAACGGTTACGGTTGATTTACCGAAATCGATTACTGTTGTTTGTTCGGATACAGTGGCGCCTGGAACTGTTGTATTATCCAATCCACCCAAGTTTAGCTGTAAGGATTATAAACTTGCAAAGGCTATGGTTGGTACTGGTATTACAATCGGTCCTGATTCTAACATCAATCGGATTACTAGAGCTCTTAGACGGGCTACTCGTAGTTCACAGATAGCAGAATTTGACCGTCGGCAAAGCCGTAGGAATTTTTTAACGGAATCTCCTCTCAATGAGCCTAGAGTATCTACTACTCATATGGATAATTCTTGGAGAGATATTGGTCCTGATCGTACTCTTGATGATTTCGATAAGAAATTTCCAGGCATTAATCGCAATAGGAAATTCTATGTTAGTGACAGCGAAACCTGTAGAGGTTGGGTGTCAGTGGCAAGAATCCTTAACGGTGAGTGCAAAAACGCAAGGATTAATGTAAATTAATCTTTTTAGTTAGAGGGCCTATCTTCTACCTAGTTGTATAGGCCTTCTAACCGCTACTCCTGATCCTGTATTATGGGTCTGTTGAGTATTATGGTTTACAACAGTATTACCGCCGGTATTGATCGTGCCGGGTGGACCTCCAACCGCTCCCAAAGCTTCTACACTTTTTTGTATACTTGCCTGCATCATTTGATCAGTTCTTCCAGCAGTCATAACTTGCCCACCAGTATTTGGTAAAATTAATTCTGGGCCCAATTCACCTACTAACATTGATTGGCCCTTTTCAAAAGCTCCGCCGGCGGCCATTTTCTTGTCAGGCTCAGTTAAAAACTTTACAAGAGAGTCTGGTAAAAAATCTTTAAGCGAATATCCAAAAAAGCTTGTATCAAACAAACTTGTTGGAAATACAGCTTTCACTACACGCCTTATCATTGCTCCAAAATCTGGCATTTCAAAGTCTGGCATTATACCCGACAATTTAAATTGTAATACTCCTGTACCCTCCTTGTTCCAAAAAAAGTCTTTTATACCAGTAAGAGCATCCATAATCAAGCCACCAAGTGAAAATTTACCAAC